GATGTCGAATGTTACTTTGTCATCAGCATTGACATAAGCAATCATACGATCTGTACTGCCAGTACCAACACCAACCAATTGTCTCATTGGAACAATAGTCAAATCAACACCATTTGCTTTAGCAATGTTGTTTTCTTCCAAATATTTCAGGATTGACTTATCAGCAGCCAATGAAACTTTCGTTCCAACTAAATAGCTGTAAAGCAACGGAGGAACACCAACATGGTTCGGAATACCAGCCATGTCATAACCTGAGTTAGCCCAAGCATTCGTGATAGCTGAATTGATATCATTTAGGATTTCATCCGGTGTTTTATCTTTCCACTTACGAGAAGTACCACCAGCATTCAAAGCAGCCATAGAAGCTGTGATGTTAGAATTGTTTACTAAGCCTTCTGTACCGAAGTCAGCGAAACCAGTGTAAACGTTTTCATCCAACATCTTGTTGTAGTTTAAGCGTAAGCCTTTATCATAGATCTGGTCTAATGAACGGCCAATGCCAGCTAATTTTTGTTGATCCACAAAAGGAACCTTCACGATGTTAGACCATGTGAATACTTTCCAGTTGTCTTTTGTAATATTAGCTTGAAGAACCGGAATAGCAGTTGTCTGACCACCAATGATACCACGATGGTTAGCACCAGTCGTAGCATAATCAACAAAGTAGTTAGAACTGAATTCAACCCAACCACCACCTGTGCTAGCAACAATATCACGTTGCCATGTCGTGGAAGTCATCGGTTCTAAAAGTTTCGGGTCTCTCTTCTCTAATTCACCGACGAGAAACGCCATACCAGTACCAAGAGCGGCAGAGTCCATTGTGAAAGACTTAATAGCTCCAGAAACCGGAACAGTATGAATACCGTTATTTTCCAACATTATTCATTCTCCTTAGTTATTGTTTCTTGTTTTTATTGAGATTTCAACAACGCCATTAGCATCAACTTCGCCAGTTGTGAAAACAACGTTCGGAAGAGCAACCACTGTAGCATCTTGATCTACCGTAGAAGCAACTTCAAAGTCTCCAATTTCAGCATCCGGAGCATTAGTTGAGTCTTCAGCAATACGGAAGTAAACTTGACCACCAGCAGAAGGAGCAGCATGATCTGTTTGACCAGCACCCATTTTAATCACTGTGCAGCCCCGAAGTAAAACATCACAAGGGTCATAAGGTCTATAAGCACCTTGTTCGTCAACAACTCCGTAAGTTGAATATTCAATTCCTTGTTTTACTTCTCTGACAGCGATACCAGCAAAGTTATCAGCTGTAAGAGTAGCACCACCAGCCGAGTAAGTATTATCAGCATTCAAAATAACAGCGCTACCAAAAGCAATGTTAGCTGAGTCACTCTTAACCGGCTTGTTCATTACAATGTCATCCGGCATTCTTGAATAAGAACCAGGATAACCAAAGTTCATTGTTAACTGAATTACAGAACCAGTCATTTATTTATTCTCCATATAATGAGGGTTATACTTAGCAGCAATTTTCTTACCTAACTCTGCCAAGTCATCGGCCGGAGCAGAATCATTTGCTGTTTTATGTTTAGCAGAAAGTTTCATGATGTTATCATAAACGTTCTTGCTAGATTTCTTTTGGAAGAATGCTTTATTAAAAGCATCTACCACAGGTTTACGATCTGAAGTGCTGCGAATTCTGCAAATTGCCGACTTCAAAGCGTTGAAGCTATCTTTAGACATGATAACTTCTTTTTCTTCCTCTTCTTCCTCGGGTTCATCATCAAGAACTTCTGCATCCTCTTCAGAGATTTCCTCTTCGGGTCCCTCTTCCTCAGGATCAGCATCAAGTTCTTCATGACCTTCTTTGGCTTCAGCGGAATAAAGTTTTTCTAATTTCGCTTCCATAGCATCCAAGCGAGAAGCCAAGTCAGCAAGAGGATCAGCATCTTTTTCCTCTTTCTTTTCAATGACTTCTTCTTTTTTCTCTTCAACTTCGGAATCAGCGTCCTTAGCTTTAATTGCTTCCATAGCTTCTGCTACATCCTCCGGTTCGGCATCCTTAGCAAAAGCTTTAAGCATAGCAGCAAGAATATTTTTCTTTGCCATAGGTTTTTTCCTTTCCATAATGTTGTCATGAATTGAAACACGGGAACCAGCACGTCCTTTAGATACTAAGGCTATATGATTCCCGCGAATTTCAACTTGTTTATAGCCATCTTTGTAAGGGACGTAGTAGCAATCGTAGCCACAGGAGATTTCTCTCTTCACTTTATTTTTAATCTCAGATATTGTCTGAGTGTCTGTGACCACTATATCCGCAAGGAGAAGGTCTGGTTCCTCTGTGGAACGTCTAACGTTTTGAACGTGGCCTTTCCCATGGATTGAAATGTTGTTTACATCTACCATATCTGAGGGGTGTTCATCCGTATAAGGCTTTCCTTCAAATGAAGCAATAGCAGCCGGATTAAATACCTCATCCTCTTCACGATAGATTTTGATATACTCATCATATTTATCTGTAAGACCAAGCTCTTGCCCAAGATATTCTTGGACACCTGTTCTAGCCACAGGAACATTCTTACAGATTAAATATCCTTCTGGAGTCTCCATAATATTGTCGGAGAGCTTAGAAGCATAATAAGCTATCTTTCTATCTTTTGTAAAAATCTTTTCCATCTTAGTAAGGTATAAAAAATAGTTGTGATTTTGGTTTAGTTGTAAAGTGAACCCAGTTTGGTGTGTATTCTGGACTTTCTACCCATAAAGGAATGCTCCGGAGTAGCTCCTGATGTTCATAACACCAGCATGATAGTTCCTTCTTTGGGTCATAAATATCTATTGCCATGCATTTGCAATGGTCTGACTTACCAGAACGTCCATGTTGTTTTTCCCAAGCAACAGAACGGTAACCAGAAGTGACAATCATTGGTTTACCAAATGCAGTCCGGACAATATTTATCTTTTTGTGTAGGTCAATCAAGTTCTCATGATATTCTTTAGGATAGTTTGGTTGGCCCCGTAATATCTCTTCAATTGTTATCATATTGTCTCCAAAACACTTTCAATATCACCAATGGTAGAATTTAATTTATTAGCTGACCAAGTCTCCACCATAGATGATGTGGAGTTGTCATTAATAGTTGCCGGGGCTACCCAACCACTTGTATTTAAACCACCGTCCCAGTATGTGTATTTCCAAGTATATGGAGCAGTAGTACCACTGGATAGACTAAGAACAATTACTTTATTAGCAGCTGTTGTTCCATCCATAATCTCAACAACAACTTCAGCATTTGCTAAAGAACCAGGTAAATCACTTAATGTTACTTCACCAAGATAGGCTTTACCAACTGTTGCTGTAGTATCAGCAGCTATTTCTCCACAGAACTGTGCAGTCGTGTAAGAGCTTGTCGTATGCCATGTTGAGGGGTAAGGTAAATATGTTGAGAGTTGTAAATCTCCGGAACCAAGTAAAGAGTTTCCATTTACTGATTTGATATTGGTTTGATTAACTAAAGTCTCTTGTACTGTTACAGCTCCAGTCTGCCCATTCACTGAAGTAACAGCATCGGCTTTATGACTATCTACCCAAGCACTTGTTGTGGTGTCCCAAATCCAAAAAGTATCTGTGGAACCAATTAGAGCAAAGTCACCGGCTGTTCCAGTAGGGTGAGCTGTTTGAAGATCCGTTACAGTTTCATAATAACCAAGATTGTGTTTTCCACCCGGTTGAACATCTATTCTACTCCAGGTATAATTAGAATTCTCTTCAATGCATTCATAAATGTAGCCATGTGTATAATTAGCATCGGTTGTTCCGACATATTGATAAACTTGGCTAACATAGTCTTCTCCAGCTGTGGGAATTGTATCAGACTTAACAATAATCTTATCACCAATTCCAGCAATATTCCTTAGTAAATCTACAATATTATAAACATTCCCATCACTGCCAACCATGTTACCGCTTTTAGCTGGTTGTGTATTAAGAGTGTTATATTTATCCGGAAATAGTGCTTGTGAAGAATCACTTAAAATATCCACCACATTCTCAACATTACTATCACTATCTACCATGTTACCGGTTTCAATTGGTAAGTTATTTATGCTCATTGTTCAATTCCTTAATTGTTTTTATCACTTCAGTTGGATTTTCTCTCACCTTAGTTAAAACTCTAACAATAATTCCATAGATCAAAATAGCAAAGAGACCAGCTATTCCTGATAGACCACATTTCACTGGAACCGGAATGTCAAAATATTCCATACATAATCCACAGAGGAAACTGACCAGGAAAGTGATGATACAGTCCCTCAGGATTTGCTTGACTGATATAAATGGTCTGAGCATTATGGTAAGGAGCGTCACCATTCCCGACCATAAAGCATAGAATTTTATGACTTCATGTGCTTCTTGGTTATCCACTTTATTTAACTCCTTTAGTTAGCCCATTTTGGAGCCGGATTTTTCTTAAAATAGGAACGAATCTCATCAAGTCTCTCTTTTTCTTCCGGGGATGAAAGATTATAGGCTTTTTGCTTGATTTCTTTTTCCACTTTATTAAGGCTTTTATTCCATTCTTTACGCTCTTTCTCAAGAGCTTTATATTCTGGAGTATCTTTCTTTCCCTCTTTTCTCATGTTCCACATTTTATCACTGATTTCATCATATTTTTTCATATTGGGATATTTACCAGCTTCTTTATATTTTTGAGTTAAAAGGTCTGCATAGTCTCCATATTCTGACCCAACAGCTTTTTCCTTATTTTTGCCAGAAAACTTTTCTTTGACTTTATTAATCTCTTCCTCACTTAAATCTGGAGAAGAGGTCTCTTTTTGGGTTTCTTGTTTAGAGGATTCTTTCTTTGGAGCTGGGTTTCCTCCTTTTGATTTGATAAACTTCTTGGCAGCGGAAGCTTTTGATTCTCCACCTTCAATCTTAACATGAGCTCCATTCATGGTTATCCATTGTTCATCAGCATCGGTAGTTAAACCAGAAAGTTGAAGAATCCTCATTGATTCAATTAATCTAGCGGAATCCTTAGTATTGACATCCTCTAAATACATCTTAGAGTTCTCAAGATAATTTTCAGCAGCCTTCATTGAAGAAAATGGGCCTTTAACTTTTCTACCGTTTCTAGTGATATACCATTTACCATCAAATAAACCAACATCCCAGTCTGTAGGAATAGCATCCTCTGTGGATAATTCTTTAATCTTGGACCAGGATTCTTTTAATGGGTTAAGAACTTCACTAATCATGGAATCTTTTTGGGCTCTTTCCTTTTTAGCAAGTTCTAAAGCTCTTTTAAGACCAGCTAGATAGTCTTTATCCGGATGACCCGAAGCCTCTACTTTCTTGATAGCTGCTTCAATTACTTTTGGATCTTCAAAATTGTACCCATCTTGTGCTAAGACTGGGTGTTCTTCAGGTTCCATAGCTTCTGTTTCATGGTTCTGACCCAATTGTTCGAAAGAACCCATCTCTGTAGCATCATCATCTTTACACTCATCTGTGGATTCGCCTTTAGTATAAACTTTTTCTCCACAGGAGTCTTTGCCTCTTAGTTTCTTTCTCTCCTTATATTTTTCAATCTCCTGTTTAGCTTGACCTAGAGTATGATACGTATTATAGTAAATACTGTTGAAGTAAAGTTCATAACTATCTTCTTTTTGATTGTATTTAATCTTAAAATCGCCCTCTCTGTAAACTACCCCAAATGGATCAGCATCTGTTGTCCAACCCATCAGTTTAAGCATATCCATGCTGTCTTTCAAGTGAGTTTTATTTTTAATATTAGCCATTTTATTTTTAATCTCCTTTATTTTTAATTCAACGCTTTTAATATCTTTTAAGATACCTTTCCGAGATTTATCATCTCTTTCATTATTATACCAGGTATTCAGAATTTGTAAATGATTTTCTTTTTCTGATAATTCACCCCGTAATTTATAAAGTTCTTCTAGTGAAGTCTCTGTAAACTTGTTATCCTTAATCATTTAAGTAATTCTCTAAACTTTCTTTTTCCCATTGTTTGAATCTTGCCAGCATGGTAAACTTTATGTGGCCATGATACATCATCCATATCAAGAACTGGTTCCATATAGCATCGGCAATTATATATTCCACCAGCATGATAGTAACCTTGTGACTTCTTACCAATTAAAAGCTCAGGACTAGGAGCCTCATTATAAAATACAATCACGTTGTTCATGTGTCTGTGGCTATCCCTAACTTTGGGACCACCAACTGTGTGCCATATATAATAAGTAACTCCCACAGACTGAGCTCTGGTTTGAGTGATAGCAGCATAGGTCTTAGCAACCTGTGTTCTAGCTATCAGGGTCTCAGAAGCTTTACTTGCTTTTGGAAAATACTGCCGGATTTGATCAGCTATGGAGCTTGATCTCTCTCCTTGTAAAGTTAATTCACCAACTTGTTTTACAACCCGAGTAGCAATATCTCTTGGAAGAGTCTTGATGTAAGTAGCCGATTGTTCAATTAATTCATTGAACGGCATTCTTTGGCTCATCTCATTTTTGAGATATTCGTAAACTTTACGTCCATTGGTGGACTTAGCAGCAGCTTCTCTCCAAGTTCTGGCATTGGAATTTGCTTGATACATAATTATATTTTTAGCAGCTATATTTGCTAGCTGATCAAACTTTGGATCTTCCGAGAGTTGATCTAACTTTGAAATTCCTTCTTCTATGGTATCAGCTGCATTGAAAAGATCACCAATAAAACCTTTTAGTTCTCTAAAAGCCTTATCTATCTCTGTCTCGTTCTTCCTCTTGTACTTCCAGCTGTTCTGGTTGTTCATTTACTTGTTCTCCCATTTCTCCAAACATACCACCAGCTTGATCCATTGGGCTCTGGAGTTCGTTGGAAGCCATATCAATATCCTCATCGGTAATATTAGTGAAGATACCAAGACGTTTGCCTAGGTGTTTAAGTTCCATCAAACCAATCTTCTGGGAAATTAAACCATCGGTGTAAGCTCCACGAATAGCTTCTACTGATCTATATGTCTGTTCTGCAATTTCCTTTTGGCTAGGTGTTTCGATAGGCATGAAATTAAAGTCGATGTCATCTGGTAAATAGCCGAGCTCTGAAACTGCCGCCACAGCAAAGATCTTATCCAGAACATGACGTAACTGATTCTCTTGCTCTTGTTCAATATCATTGTTATAGTTAGTCTCCTCTCCTTCACCTGTTGAGTTCATACCAGCAGGAGACCTGCCATATAAGCGAGTAGCAGGAATATTAGCAGCACCAGCAATATCCAGCATGAACTTATCATATATTTCATCTAAGCCCCCAAAGCTATATTGAAACGTCTGAAAATCATCCTCTTTATCCATAACATAGATTCCCATGTTAGACATGAGATAGTTCTGTGCTTGGAGTGCATTATATAAAGCCTTCTTAGAACGGCTATTAACTGTGGAGAGTAGTTGACCATAGTCGGACATCCTCAGAACCCGAAGATTAGCTAAGAATACGAGAGAGGCGATGTTCCATGAAGTGTTGTCCCGTTTCTTTAACTCATCAAAAATACGCTCAACTACCGAAGCTCCCCAGTAAGACTCAGCCATCTTTTCCCACAGAGGAAGTTCATCGCCTATAAATCTAACTATGCGGGAGTGGTGAATCTTTATCTTGTCTGATTTATCATCCGGACTTTGACTAACCTGTGGATCAGAGATTGCATAATATTCTGGAAGGCCAAAGTCATTGGAACCTAAGTCTGAAACTGTTTCCATGTAAGGATAGATCCCAGACCAGCGGTCTAATATAATAAGACCCTTGAATGAGTTTGGAGCTACATTGTTAAGGTCTAAAGGTTGACTTAAATCCTCGTCTCCTTCTATAATCATAAGACCAGCAGCACCACCATAAAGCCTTGCCCAAGTTAAACCTTGAATAAGCTTTTGTTTCAAATTAATTGATCGGGTGAACTTATTTAATTTATCTGTTTCTTCCGGAGTAATACCAGATGTGAACTCAACCCAGTTCTTCACCATATCTTTAGCCACTGTATCAACAATACGTCTGATAATCCAGTGGTTCCGGTAAAGACTGTTCATAAGGTTGTAGTTCTTGGAAAGTCTTGTAATAGGATAAGCTGCAGCCTCTGTCATGTTGGGTTGAGCAAAGCCCATTCTAGCCATAGCATTGGAGAAACTATCTTTGGTCATTAATTTCCCAACTGTCTCTCTTAAAGCATCAGCTGTTTGTTGTATTTGTTTTGTCTTAGTCATCTAACAATCTTCTTGGGTTTATCCTAGTTTTTATAAAGTATCTCATCGCATCCACAGCATGGTCGTTCATTTTAAGTGGTTTCTCTTTTTCCACTTTACCGGAGTCGTCCCATACATAACCGAGTATTTCCCGGATTAGATTCTTACATCTTTTATTTATTTGTAAGATTCTCTTCGACATAAAAGTACTGACTAACCTGATTCCATCCAGGACTTCATTGTCAGCTTCCCTAACTCGATAGCCCCTTATTCTCAAAGCTGTAATGAATGAAGCAGCCGAGGGGTCAACCACAAAGAGAACCTCGAAGTTCTTTCCAAGATGGGAAGTTAACCATTTCTCGATGTCATCTATATATTGTTCATCGGTCTTCTGGTAACCTTCTGCTCTGGAGTTAAAATAATATTCATCCTCTATATATAATTTAGTCTCACCATCTAAACATAATAGAGCAGCTAATGGATTCGTTGTTCCATAGTCAATAGCAATAGTGGGCTCTGGATAGTGGTCAATCTTTTTCGGGAGAACATGGTAAACGTTGGCGTCTTCATCGAACATATCATATATTGCGCCTTCAGCTACTACCCAAAGCCCGAGAATAAATCTCTTGAAAAATACTCCAACGTATAAGCCTTTGTATCTTTCTTTAATATCTTCACTCAAAGACAAGTTATCGTCCATAGTGAAGTGTAAGTATAACAGCTTCTTGTCCTTAGCTCTGTCAATCCAGTTCTTCTTAAACCAGTGACTTGGATTGTCCGGGTTGCAGTTGAACCAGAACTTTGATCCAGCCACAGAGCATCGACCTGTTGCCTGGTTAACAAAACTTTCTGGCATCAAAGCAACCTCATCAAATAGGACACCAGCTAAGGTTATACCTTGAATAAGATCTTGGCTCCGTTCATCTCTACCACCAAAGACATAGAAGTAATTAGTCTTGCCCCGATAGGAGATAATGATTTTATTTTCGTCTCTGGATTCTGTGACTTGGTAGCCACGGAGCCTTAGAATGGACTTGGCCCAATTCCAAACATTCCTTCGAAAGGAGTTTATCGTCTTTCCACAGAGAGCAAAGTTCTGGTCGGAAAAATTGGCAAAGGACCAGATAAAAAATGAGATGCCTTCGCTAACTGTCTTGCCTGAACGAATTGAGCCATCACAAATAATACCTTCATAGTGTTTAACCGGAGAGCTTTTCATCCACCATGTTAGAACCTTGAGTTGTTTATTGCTGAACTGGGTCAGATTCATTATCGTTCCAAACTGTTTGTGGATTTATAGCTTCAAGTAATGGGTCAGAGCCAGACTGTTCAACGTTATTGCTGTCGCCTTTAAGTCTTTGGAGTTCATCTGAGTTTGCTAGCAATTTATACAATGTCTCGTTAGCTTTGAATTGCCTTGATAGAAACCATCGGGTCCGTAAATTGGCTTTCATCATGGTCTTATTTAGTTCAAGCAAATCCTTGATCTTCTTGTTGTAAACACACTGTATAAATTCGAGAAGTGAAAGTTCATCACTAAAATATGCGGCTAGTTGTTCCGGCTCTGTAATATATTCTCCTTCTTTGGTGTTCCTGAGGAGCTTATAGCATTTTTGACGTAGCTTGGTATAATAAGACAATTTTTAGTTACTCCTCTATCCATGCTTAAATAGTATTACAAACATTTCGAAAAGTAAATAGCTAATTCATGTGGATCAACTGAGTTTTTTATTTTTAATAAAACATGTCCATATTGCTTAGTTGCCTCATAGCCTTTACAACCCAAGTATTTGCCTGCTATACTAGAATCTTTAATTTTCCCAGTTGATAAAAAGGCATAAATTATTTTTTTCTCCTGGGTTGTTAATAACTTTCCAAATATCACGTCTGATACCCAGTCATAGAGATCTTTGTCCCCGAAGTGGTTATCAACATCAGCACCATCCACAGGGTAGGAATCCGGGTCTGGTGAGGTAGCCCACTTCTTCGGATCATATTCTCGGACTATGTGAGGCCACCATGTAGGTTGCTTGTCGTTCTTGACTGGTGGAACTGTTGTGTTTTCATAAATAAAATAATTTAAAAGTATTAGTTCTATCTTATCCATCTTAGTATTCTCCATTCAAATGATTAGCCATCTGCTCTGCTGTATATTTATCTATATAGCATTTGTGTTCTGGTACTCTTGTCTTGATCTTACGACCTAGTTTTTCATAGACTACCCCATAGTCATTTGTTAAATTCACCTTTATGACTTTCTTGATTATTACTTTCAAGGGTTCATATTTTAGATCAGAGTTAACTACTAAGATCCAAGCCTCTCTTCCAATTAATTCATTTCCCATATTTTACTCCTTTATATATAATATAGCATAAAAACTACATTTTAATTATAAGAATAAAATTATACAGTTGTAAATAAACAAAATGCAGTTACTACAGGATGAATCTTCCACAGAAGATCTTTGGGATGGAAATTAATTTGTGAATCATGGTTCCTTGTTTAGTGAATCAGAAATGAGTTCTCTTTTGTATAATGTGTATGCATCACTGTCCCAGCGAAGTAGAGAAAAAAGTCAGAGGGGTCACGCGCAGTTTTTTTGATTTTTGAGGGAGATTAAAAAGTTCGCGAAAAAAGTGCATTCTTATTACACCTCGGTCCGGAGAGAGTCTCTCACCCGTCAGAATTATTTTTAGTATTTATATATGTAATATATAAATACGTTAAAAATAATTTAAGGGGAGCTTATAAGGGAATAGCCATTTTTTGCAGGTAAATGAGATTTATTTTAGACAAATTAGACACTAGAGAGTCGGGTGGTGAGCATACCGTTCGGCGAGAGTAATGCAAAAATTATCGCGAATTTCACACTCCTGTGGTTTGTAGTCGCGAGAAAAATTAGCTAAAATTCGCGAACTTGGGAATCTCGCGAAATAGTGATTCTTTTAAGAGTAGCACATTTAATATACAGCTACGTATTATTGATGCGAAAGGAGATTCCTTAGACTTTAGCCGGAAATTCTGACAAAAATTAAGAACTTTAAGATGTAAATATCAGAAATTAGAGTTTTGTCAATATTTTCAATAAAGATTTTTTATAAGGGAGTGAGATTTATCCTTTACAAAGTCAGATTTATATCTTATATTGATAAATGTTAAATCAATTTTTTAAGGAGAAATAAAAATGCAAGAATACACCTACGAAATAGAACAAGGTAGACTTGGACTCTGGAACTGGTTTGTTCATGCACCAGATGGACATATTATCTCTGGTGGAACTACCAAAACTGAGGAAAGAGCCTATAAAACAGCAGAAAGA